GTGTATACCATCTTCTAATGGAATTTTTGGTACGACTTTAAACCTAACTCCTAATTGATAGGCGACCTCTCTTCTGGTCTTACCATTACTGAAATCTGTAACTTCAATGTCATGTGGTGCAAAATGATCTTTGTAAACATAATCTTTATCTTTAATAATCTGCACATAGTGCGGTAAACCTTGACCTCGTTCCTCATGGTAATCAATAATGTTTACTGATCTACCTAATTGTTGAAAGAATATTATTGCAGAATGATCTGAAACTCCAAGATCCCAGCTTGTAGACACAGGTAATGATGGGTCGTATGGAACTCTTGTTAGCTGCTTTTGATCTTCCATCTTTGCCAAGACATCTGAATATACTGCACCTTCTATGTTTGCTATCCAATCACATTCAAACTCTTGCAGGTACTTTTTTTCTCCCATTACCTCTTTTGCCTTGACTAACTCTTCATTGTCTACAATATTAGTATCACTAGCTTTTGCCTTGTAGTTGAACCAATCATCAGCTCCTTGTGCGTGTTGGTATAGTTCATAAAAGTTGTTGTTCATTCCAGCAGGTGTACCAATAAACACGCAGTAACCTTTTCTATCTGATAGTGCAGGTCTTATTATTTCTGGAAACAACTTACTGTTTACATTTGCGTATTCATCAATAACACAACCATCAAGGTATATACCTCTCAAGCCATCTGAGTTTTCTGAACCTAGCAATGTAATCCTAGAACCATTAGGTAAATCAACTCTTAGTTCTGTTTCGTTAAATTTTGTATAAGGTATCTTTGCTGTAAATTGTTTCATATAATCCCATGCAATACTTTTCGCTTGTTTGAAGGTGGGTGCTATATAGGAATACCTAGGGTTCTTATTTTTGGACAGCAATGCTGACCTAATTAAATGGTTAATCATACATACTGTTTTGCCAAACCTTCTATGACAAACCAATACATTCCATCTGTATTCTGATATTTTTTTATGTAAGTATGCTTGGTGTTTTCTAGGTGTATAGGGAATCTTAATATCCATATTTAGTGTATTTTTTTGCTAGGCATACTATCTGTGGGTTCAAAGTCAAAGCCAATACAAAGCATAACATAGTTTATAAATAGCGTTGATGCTAATTCATTAGGAAAACCTACAAATCTTATAATAACATCATTACTATTTTTATCAACATAAGCAACTGATTCTACATCTTTTAATCTAAAATGATCCATATACTATATGTAGTTTATTAATAGTGGTCTGGCAAGATGAAGATGTGGGTGTGTGTAAGGGAGTCCTCGAGTCCCATGTATATATATAAATAAAACTGCGGTCGCAATTCTGGGGGTATGGGGGGGTAAGTAAATCAAAAAAGTAGGTTTATCTCTACAATATTATTAATGATAATAAAAGATTATCAATAGAAATTCCTATAACTATTAATTATCGGAAGTTATATAATAGGTCAGTAATGTTGACCGATATTTTATGGGAAGATCAGCAGCAACGCTTAATATTAGAATAGCAAGTTTAATAACAATTATATATCCAGATATTATTCAGAATATCACACAAAAAAAAACGCCAATAAAATTAATTACTGGCGTTTAATTTGTTTATTATTATTTATCTTTTAATAGATCTTTTTAAAGTATTAACTGCGTTCTTGTATGTTACTTCAGGTCTTTCAAACATTGTTTCAATTCTTTTAATATCTATTTGTGAAGTAAGTTTATTATATTTATCTAAAAATCTTTCATTACTAAAATTAGGATTTTCAGATTTAAAGAAATTACAGAAATCATTTAAAATATCTGTATGTTCTTTGTATTTATTTTGAGCTAGTATTTTAACAATAGCTTCAAAGTGTTTTTTAGTTAGCATTTGTTTACCTCTTTTTTTATTTGTTTAATATCTTTGTAATATACAATTTATATATTGTCAATTTATTAAGCAACTTTTTTTATAATATCGTTTTCAAGTGTAATCTTTGCAAAGTAAGATCTTGATTGATTACAACCAACTATAGTTCCAGTTGATTTGTATTCATTACCAAAAATAGAAGTTTCAATATAATTAAGCTCTTCACCTACAGCTTCTTTTAACTTCTTTTTTGTTTCATAACATAATTGTATCATTTTTTTTTACTCCTTTTGTTTATTTGTTTTCTAATCTATACATATTATATAATTATATGCAATTATTATTTTAATTAAATTACTTTAGAATCATTATAAACTACAAGTGTTGCATAAATATCACACACAAAAAAAAATTAAATAATTATACTTTTAGGATTGACCTTAAAATAAATATATGTATATGATTTGTATATTAACAAATGAAAGGGAAAACAATGACAAAAAACAAGATAGCTTTCAATGATATTGAAAGTGGAACAATGCAAGATATTACAAGAAATTTTATTGATAAACATATACTGGCTTGTCAATCTTATCTTGTAAGTGAGTTAATGAGTAAAGAAGTTATATCAATAGAAGATTATATTAACTTCTATAAATCAGATGAAACTATAAAATCTGATTATGATGTAGAGACAGAAGAAGAAATACAAGAAATTAGAGACAATGGCGAAGATCAACAAGAAGTTTTTGAGCATTGGCTTTGTTCTGATTGGTTTATTAATCAAATGAAAAACCAAAACGAGCCAATTTTAGAAACTGATATTGGGATTTGGTGGGGTCGTACTTGTACAGGTCAAGCAATTTATCTTGATTATAATATTCAAGAATTGGCTTATCAATATAGTTATGATCAAAGACTATTTAAAAAAGAGGTAGCATGATTAAAAATATATTAAACTTTTTAGATTATGTTTTATTCCTAGTGATGATCTATTTTTGCTATCTGGGTTTAAAATATGCTCCGCAGATTGAGCAATTAATAATTGAATTGAAAGGGGGTGTGATATGAAAAAAAGTTATAGTGTAAGAATAGATATTCCTAATACTGATTTATATAGTACAGATATTGAAGAAATTATATATCAAGGTCTTAAACCAGTAATTTTAAACAAAATAGAAAAAACTGATATTGATGTTATTGAATTAGATACATTGGAAGAACAACATCAAAATCATATTAACAAATAAAGGAAGGGAATAATGGAAAAATATAAAGTAAAATTGACTTTTATTGAAGAAGTTAAAGCCACAAATGAGCAAGACGCAATAATAATTGCTTATGATGGTGTTATTGCAAGTGGTTATAATGATGTTGAAGTAGAAAAAATAGAAAACGAGGGGGAATAATGAAAAAGAAAATAAAACTTAAAATAGGAAACCCAGAACATAAAAAATTAGCAATCAAATATCTTTATAAAGATTGGTTAGATTATAAAAGATATATTGAAAGCACTTTTAATGATAATTATAAACTAAAAGAAGGTTTTATTTCTTATTTAAGTAGAGAAGGAAGTAATTTAGATTTAATACCTACAAAAAATAATCACTAAACATGAGGGGGAATAATGAAAATAACTAGACCAATAAAATATATTGAAGTTGAAAAAAGATTAACAAAATATTTTAACAAAACTGATTACGATTTATATCATAAAAACAATGGTAGAATTGTTGTGCATTTTTTTGATGAAAAATATTTAGAGAATTTTCCAATCAAAGATGGAAGAATAAAGGGGGAATAATGAAAAAAAAATATAAATATGTTATGGTTAATAACTTAACTTATCTTAAAACAGACGAAGATGGTAATGATGATGGTAAAATTTATCAATACAATGGCGATCATTCAAGTTTTTGTGATGGTATTTTACCAGATGATTTAGAAGAAATAAAAGAAAGTGAGGATCAATGATTATTAATTTATTTGGTAAGCAAATAACTATCAATAATAAAAAATGGAAACAGGATCTACTAGCTTGGAGTCTTTACTATAGAACAGAAATAGTAATTGCTATTGCAGCTTTTATTCTTGGAGCTATAATATTTTAAACAAATAGAAAGGAGAAAATAAAATGGATTACGAAACTATATGGGAAAGCGAAATACACATAGAAGAAAATAATTTACCTTGTGTTATTGTAGAAAAAGATAACACCTATAAAGGCAAAAATAAATATATGGTTTATGAATATGATAATGGCACTCATCATTGTTATAGTGGAGAAGAGAGTAAAGAAAAAGCAATAGATGTTGCTATGGATAGAGAGATAAATTTTAAAGATGAATAAACAAATACAACAACAACAAAATTTAAGGGAGTTAGCAAGATTAACTTTCTTAAATCTTATGAGTGCTAATGGAGTTATGGCAAAGACAATCATAAGAAACTATAAACAAAAACAACAAAGGGAAAGCTATGAAAAAAGTAGATATGTACAAAAAACTTGATAAGATTTTTTCAAAAGAAAATAAATATCAAGATAAAGATAACATACCTATGAAAAAAAAGAAACTTATTAAGAAAAAAAGAGAAAAAGTTTGACTAATCTTTATTATCAGGTGGTATATCAGTTATATCACCTGATACATCAATCAAATCAGATTGATTATCCTCCCAAGAAATCCTAACAACAGAATCAGATTTAACATCAATCTTTTGCTTTTCAGTAAACAAAGAAGATACTCTAGGTGCTAACCATTTAATATAGTTTTGTTTCTCCCTTAAAAATAGCAGCTCTTCATTGGACATTTCAGTAGTATCAGATTGAAAGATTGCTAACATCTTTTCAACAAGTGTCTTGATACCTATCTCTTGAGCTTTTAAAAATTGCTCTTTAAACTTTGGGTTTTGATCTAAGTATTTGTAGAAACTCATCAAGCTGGTCTTTAAGGTGTCTCTTATTACGATATGTGGTATTCCGCCATCGTAAATAGTGGCGAGTATAGTATTTTGTTCTGTATCTGATAGACTTATTGGCAGATTCTTTTTGGTCTTGGATATATCTTTTGATTTCATCTTCTGTTTTATGTTTAAAGTTCTTTAAGTTTTTTAATATATTAATCTTGGATTGTATATCAATATTATCATTCTTGTATAACCCCTTATACTTCCTTGTCTTGTTATCCCAAGATTTTCCTCCCTTATGATAAGGACATAACATTCTTCTTGAAGTAGGTATAAATTTACCAAGACACTTACACCTTTTCCCTGAGTGCTTTGCAATTGCCTCACACCTTATCTTTATTTTTGGCAATAGGATTCCCTTTATAATCTAAATTATTTTTGATGTTATATTCTTTCTTTTTTTTCCACGCAAAGTTCTTTTCCTTTACTATTTTCTTTAATTCCTTTTGTATTATTCTTGGATCTACTAAATTTTCCTGACGAGCTAATTCCCTTTTTCTTTCA